TTTATTTTGTGACAGTTTTGTGATATACTAAGTATAATACAGGAGTTACATATGATTATTAGCGTGTCAGGATTTATAGGTTCTGGTAAAGATACAGTCGCAGATTATCTCACTACATTTCACGGGTACAAGAAATTAAGTTTTGCCTCGTCATTAAAAGACGCTGTTGCGGCAGTCTTTGGGTGGGAAAGAGATTTACTTGAAGGTATTACTAAGCATAGCAGAGAGTGGCGAGACCAAGTTGATCCATGGTGGGCCGACAGATTGAATGTACCCCATCTTACCCCGCGTTGGGTTCTACAATACTGGGGCACAGAAGTTTGTCGTCATGGATTTCACGATGATATCTGGGTTGCTAGTCTTGAAAATAGAGTACGACAAAGTAAAGATAATATCGTCATCACTGACTGTCGGTTTAAGAATGAAATTATCGCAGTCAAGAACGCAGGTGGGACAACACTGAGAGTTACACGAGGATCGTTGCCTGAATGGTATGACGATGCCATTGCTTATAATCTAGGACCTAATAACAATTCTCATTGGGCATTAGGCAAAGCAAGTTTAGATAAATTACGTATTCATGCCAGTGAATATAGCAGCGTTGGGTTAGAGTATGACTATCAAGTTGATAATAATAACACAATTGATACTTTACATAGAACAGTGGAATCAATAATCAACCGCTAGGTCGCCTCTTTTCCAATTAACTTCTTTACGTTTTACAACCTCAATACAATTCAGACATATACTTTTTAGATTGGATAACTCTATGTTATCCAATCTACCATCTATGTGAAAGACAGTGATCTGTGAGGGGTATGAACTATGAAAGCCGCATAAGTCACATATAGATTTTTTCTTGTATCTACTTTTTTGCCAATTTGGTTTTCTAGGCTTTGCTTTAGATTTTTTCCTACCACACTCATCGCAATAACTTCGATAGTGTGGTATTCCTATGCGGTGATAGTTTATAGCACACATATTTTTATTACATTGATTGCATATCGGTCTTATCATATGAGTATTTAACAAAAAACCTTCGAAGGCACGGTAATGAGTACTTTTTGAAAGATAAAACTAAATACTATTATGCATTTAGGTTGTAAACCTCATAATCTTACTAAAGGAAAAATAAAATGGCATTAACATCACCAGGCGTAGAAGTAACAATCACAGACCAGAGCCAATACTTACCGGCTCCGGGTGGATCAGTTCCACTTGTTATATTAGCTACTGCACAAAACAAAGCAGACGCATCTGGTACAGGAGTTGCTGCTGCGACTACTGCTGCTAATGCAGGCAAATTATATCAGATAACAAGTCAACGCGATTTGGTAAATCTATATGGTTCACCGTTCTTCTACTCAACAACTAACGGAACACCTATTCAAGGATATGAATTAAATGAATACGGTCTATTAGCTGCTTACTCAACATTAGGTGTTACTAATCGTTGTTATGTATTACGTGCTGATATTGACTTGGCTAGTTTAGTTGGTCAAACAGGTCGTCCAGTTGGATTTCCAGAAAATAATACTTACTGGTTAGATACTACTAGCAGCACTTGGGGGATATATGTATTCAATGCTACTACTGGTAAATTCGCACTACAAACTCCTATTGTTATTACTAACCCTGCTGATTTAACAGCCGGCATACCTAACGCGAGTATAGGAAATATAGGTGATTACGCAGTCAATTCATTAGAAACAGCATATTCATATTCATCTGATCCTGCAAATAGAGAATTTTTCTACAAAACTTCTTATAATTCTTGGGTGCCATTAGGCGGTACGGCATGGAAGAAAGATGTGCCTACAGTATCAGGAACAACATCAAATCCTGTACTAAGTCCGGGCACATTTACTATCAATTTAAATGGAATATATATTACTACAATAACAGTTCCAGTATTTCCTAACAATAATGTATATGGTGTCGCAGCAGCAATAAATAATTTAAATTGGTTTCAATTAACTGCTAGTGTACGAAATAATAAATTGTGTATTTTTTCATCACAAAATAGTAATTTGTCCGGGGCAATGACTCTTTCTCAAACAGGTACTGTGTTAGATGAACTTGGTATAGTAGCAAAAACATATTATCAAGCAGGTGTTGAATTTGGTACTGCAGCGCAAATGCCATTATGGACTTCTAGCCAAGCCCAACCGCACCCAACCGGGTCTGTATGGATAAAGGTTGGTCAATCTGGAAACGGTCTAGCACCAGTTGTTGCTAATTTTAATGCAGTAACTAATATTTGGCAAAATAAAAACGTGTCATTGGCAACCTCAGATGCTCAGGTTAATTCCAATTTAGATGCTACTGGTGGTAAATTAATTCCTGCCGGATCTATCTATGCTCAATATGATCCTAGTTACGTAACAGCACCTCTATATCTATGGGAAAGAATCGCTACTGGGCCTACTGTTGTGACAGGAAGTGTATCAAATCCTGTACTTAACAGCGGTCCGTACGTGATGACTGTACAAACATCAGTGCCAGGATCTCCGACTTTATCATCAGTGTATTCTGTAACAGTACCTGACAACACAGACGCTAGTGGATTTGTAACTGCTTGGACTGCGACAAATATATTATATACTACTGCCTCAGTAACTACTGACGGTGCTATTCAGATAACTCATACTGATGGTGGATCAATTAATCTTTCTGATCTAGTAGCTGGTGTATCTAACGGATTGTTATCCGCAGTTGGATTCAATATCAATAGTACTGCTGGATGTAAATACGGGCCAACTGTATCAATTAATTTCTCAGACGTTCCTCAGCTATCAACAACTGGTGTGGGAACAAATGGTCTGTTTAATATTATATCTGAATATTCAGCATATGTTGTATCATTTGGTGGAGTTGGCTCTACTGGTGGTAGTGGATATGCAGTAGGTGATAATATTACTATTTCAGGCGCAGTGCTTGGTGGTACTACACCTACAAATGATCTAGTTATCAAAGTAACTAGTGTAAGTATTACAAATGCTATAACTTCAGTGATGTATGTATCAGGATCTCCTCCTAATAATTACGCAACAGAATTGAGCAATTGGAGATCATTTACTTATACAGCAAATGAAGGTTCACCAGTAGCTGCGCCTGTCAATGATACAAATTGGTTCTTCAGTGTTGTTGATCAAGTTGATATTATGGTACAAAAAGGCGGTGTGTGGATTGGTTACGGTCAAACGTCATACGATAGTTCAGGTTTCCCTGCTGCTACTGGTGTTAATGCCACTGATCCTAACGGACCAATCATTGCTGCTACTGCTCCTACTACCCAAAGTGATGGTACAGCATTGGTATACGGTGATTTATGGATGAGCACAAGTGACTTGGAACTATATCCTCTACTATCTCGTTGGGAAGCAATCGATTCTTTGACCAATGGTTGGGTTCTTTTAGACAATTCAGATCAAGTAAGTTCATCTGGTGTTGTATTTGCGGATGCTCGTTGGGCAACTTCAGGCACAGTAAGTCCTACTGATGATCCTATTGCAACTATCCCTGTATTGCTACAAAGTAACTATCTAGATTTAGATGCTCCTACTGCGACACTATATCCACAAGGTATGTTGTTGTTTAACACACGCCGTTCAGGTTATAACGTTAAGCAATACAAAGCTAATTACTTCAATTCAACTGACTTCGCAGGTGATACATTACCAGCTCAAAAAGCAGCTTGGGTCACAATAAGTGGTAATCAAGCAAATGGTTCTCCGTATATGGGTCGTAAAGCTCAACGTGCAGTGGTTGTTCAAGCAATGAATGCTGTTGTTGCTACTAACATGGCAATACGTGATGAAGACAATGCGTTTAACTTAATGGCAGCTCCTAACTATCCTGAACTACAGCCTAACATGGTTGTGTTGAATAATGATCGTGGTGATACTGGATACATATTAGGTGACACCCCAATGCGTTTACCTGACGATGCTACTGCTATTCAAGCATGGGCTACTAACGCAGCAGGTGCTACATCAACTGGTGAAGATGGTTGTGTAACTCGTGATACTTATTTAGGATTGTTCTACCCAAGTGGTATCACTAACGATCTATCAGGTAATTTAGTCGCAGTTCCAGCTTCACACATGATGCTAAGAACATTCATCCGTAGTGATAATGTTTCTTATCCTTGGTTAGCGGCAGCTGGTACTCGTCGTGGTACTATTGACAATGCGACTAATATCGGTTATCTAGATGGTCAAACAGGTGAATTCCAGACAATTAAAACTCGTATAGGTATTCGTGACGTTCTATATACTAACTTCATTAACCCAATGGTGTTCTTCACTGGAGTTGGACTATTGAATTACGGTAACAAGACAAGCTTTAATTCATCAAGCGCATTAGACAGAGTTAACGTTGCTCGTTTAGTAGCTTACATCCGTAGACAATTAACATTAGCTGCTCGTCCATTCGTATTCGAACCAAATGATGCGTTGACTCGTCAACAAATCGCTGGTGTTGTACAAACACTAATGGTAGACTTAGTTGCTAAACGTGGTCTATATGATTATCTAGTAGTATGTGATGATTCAAATAATACTCCTGCTAGAATTGATCGCAATGAGCTTTGGATTGACGTTGCTATTGAGCCCGTCAAGGCAGCTGAATTCATCTACATCCCTGTTCGTATATTGAACACAGGTGAATTGTCAGGCAAATAATAAAATAAGACTCCCTTAACTGGGAGTCTATTTTAATGATAAATAATACTAACAGGAGAATTTTATATGGCAACAGCCTCACAATCATTATTTAATATGACCGTCGCAGCAGATAATGCTGGTGGCAATCAAGGTCTATTAATGCCAAAACTACAGTTCAGATTCAGAGTTAACTTTTTGAATTTTGGAGTGGGTTCGGCACTAGAACTTACCAAACAAGTTATCGACTGCTCACGTCCTAATCTTACATTCGCTGAAATCACATTACCAGTTTATAACTCAACAATGTATTTGGCAGGTAAGCATTCATGGGCTCCGATGACAGTTAACATCAGAGATGACGCCGCCGGCGGCGTTTCTAAATCAGTTGGTGCTCAACTACAGAAGCAATTAGACTTCGTTGAACAAGCAAGCGCAGCATCAGGCCAAGATTACAAATTTCAAACTAATGTTGAAATTTTAGACGGTGGTAACGGTACATTAGTTCCTACTGTATTAGAAACTTGGGAATTATACGGATGCTTCTTAGTATCTGCTAATTACAATACATTGAACTACGGTACATCTGATGTAGTAACTATTGGTCTATCAATTCGTTATGATAACGCAATTCAGTCCCCATTAGGTGGCGGAGTTGGTACATCAGTTGGTCGTGCTCTAGGTGGCGCATCAGTTACTGGTATCGGTCAATAACATAGTACATGGCTGGATTTTTTCAAAATCTGCTAACTGACACTGCCGGATCATTATTCGGCAGTGATTACCTGCGTGACTTTCAACACGCCGCAAAAACATTTAGACCTAATTCTTTTCAGAATGCGCCTAAATTCAAGTTTCTATTCCATGTCTATTTTGACATAAATCCTCAGGCAATGGCATCAGTCGGTATGACTTCAAGTCCTAATTTAGGATTAGATGTAAAGACAATAAAACTTCCTAGTTATACTTTTGCCACTCATGAGCTTAATCAATACAATCGTAAGCGTATTGTACAAACAAAAATAAAATACGATCCAGTTGATATAGCATTTCATGATGATCAAGGTAATGCCATACGTAATATGTGGTATGCTTATTATACGTATTACTATAAAGATGCTACTAAAGTAAACACAGGCGGTCCTGGCTCAAGTCAAATAGCCCCGGATGCGTCTTATGTTAATAGAAATATATACGACCCATC